TTATGGTTACTTGGAAATTACTACCAAGTTGATTTTCATATCTTATATAAAATTCATAAGTATCTGGTGTAAGAGTAGTTGAGTTCCATTCAGTTAATAATTCAAACTTTTCAGTTTTAGTTTGTGGTGAATTATATAATTGAACATCTGATAAATAATTGTTTATAGTTGTAAGTGGAATTATAGAATCAGTTGTACCACCACTATCTTTTAATTCTAAAAAGAATTGTGGAATACCATTTCCTGCAGCTGATGAAGAAACTTCAAAGTTTAAATTTAATAATCCTCTTAATCTTGTATCAAAATCTACACTATATTCTAAAGTTGGTGATAAATTATTAGATGGATTCGATTGTATATTGAACCAATCTAATTTAGCAGAACTACCAGCATTTAAAATTAAATCTGTTCCACTTCCACTTATTGGTGCAATCTTAAACAAACCATAATTTTCTAAATCTATTGTATCATATACAGGGTATTTTAAATTATTATTTAAAACCATGTAAACGTTTTGTAAGAATGGTTGTTCCCAAAATGAACCTGAATAAGTGTATCCAAATTCATTGAATATTGCATCCCATACTTTCTTTACACGAATAGAAGGTTTGAAATCTTGTACACAAAGAGAACCTGATGGAGAATCTATTCCAGATAGATTCGTTTCAGGTGTATATTGTATTTTCTGACCATACTCTATGAGTGGATAAACTATATCACCATTAAAGAGATTTCCTCCCCATGATGCAGATATATTCTCATAAGATGAAGTGTGGTTGTATTGTTCTAATGATGATGTTAAATCAGTTAGATAATATCGGTTGATATCTCTACCAAAAGAACTCAATCCTCCGTATATAGAAATCTCGTAGGATTGAACGAATTTGTTTGCATATACATTTACTTGGTTAAGTTGTAAATAACCTTGTGAAATGTATATACCATCGAAATCGAAGTATGCAGGAACTTTAACATTGGTTCTAAACAAATATGGATTCTCTACAGCAATATCATAAACGTGCTGAAAGAATGCATCATTGGTTTTAGTACCAGGAATACTAATTTGACGAGTAAAGTCAGAAGGTAAAACACCCAAATCAAATAAACCTGTTACGTTATCTGATACGAGTATTTGTTCATCAGAGAAAGTATCGAGTTCTTCAAACCCATTACTCCCTGATGCCATTAATCGAAAATTAAATCCTTTACTACTATTAACACCCATATTATATTATTAACTTGTAAGTTTGACCGTAATCGAAATCAAATGCATATTGGATAACTTTATCCACTACACCAGTTTTAAACTGAATAGAATTAGTTTTAATTGTGATTGGTCTAACTATATCGTTTGCTTCATCATATACCCAATAAATCTCATCACTCACCATAAGTTGTTTGAAGATATCATTATAATCTTCACTTACCCAATCAGTATTTACTCTGATTGATTCTTGTGTATCTACGAGGTAGTTTAAGTTGTTAGAATCATAATCGTTGTATGATAAACTCGAACCTCCCCATGAACCGATTTGTGGTTGATAAACCGAACGATTTACGTTAAAAGTTTGAGTGTTAACCATATTAAAGTTAAAGTAATCAAATTGACCGTATCTATTTTTCCATTTGATTCGGATGTTAGGATACTTTTGATTACAAGTTAATTCGTATCTTATTGGAGTACCCATTGGAGTACTTCCTGAATATGCTTGAACTATAAAATAATCAATTACACCAGCTTCAGGGAATCCACTTTGTGATTGTCCTATTGGATATTGGTCTACTTGACCAGATGATGCAGAAGTTGAATTTAATGGAAAATCATCAGTTCCATAAATCGTTGTATAAACGATTTTAGTTGGTTGTGAACCATAACCATAATCACCAACGAAAACACCGGCTAGACCCGTGTTAAAATCGAAACTCGATTGTGTTGCAGGACCATCTGTCATCAATGGCCAGTGTGGTGTTTTCTCCCATATACTCTGAGAGATTGGTTCTTGGAAAAGTGAATACCCATCAATGTATTTACCTACGTTTGATTCAACATGAGAACCAGTAACATAAGTTGTACCATTGAAGTATTGCCAGTATCCATCAGCTTTAAATAATTTTACATTAGATGGATTTTTTTCTAATAACTCTGTGAGGGTTGAATTTAAGATTCTACTTACATCAAAAATACCTACATTACTTTCATTAGGATATTTTACTAAGGTATAGTTGGGTGATGAAGGTGGTGTTCCTTCAACACCACTCCAATAATACAAATCCAACACATATTGGAAAGATGATGATGTAATGACATCACCACTTTCACTCAATGTAATTGCAATTGGTGATTGTGCTAGATTTAATTTAGGTGGTGTTTGAGTTATACTTAATGCCATACTTGTAAATCATTTATATATTTAACCAAAAAATGGAAAAAAAGTATGGATGGTTAGAGTTTAATTAAATCTCTAAAGTATTCTGCAATCTCTGGTCCTAATTCTTTTACTAACTTTTTAACTTCGTTTTTTACTGAATTATCCTTAAATGCTTCTTTACCAAAATCCCAATTTCCTTTTCTCTCTGCGGTTGCCTTTAACTTTGTTCTTTTAATTACTCTTGGTGGGTCATTAAACCATCTACCATACTCTGCACCAGAAGGTCCTACATTTAAACTAATTTTTATTTCTGGTTTTTTAGCTGAACCTCCGAACTCAACCATACTCTTTGGTCTATTGTACTCATTCAACTTTCTTCTTAGATTACCTGTTCTTCTTGGAGATTTGAACATAGCAACATTCTTTACTTGAGCTGCTACTTGTTCAAATCCCTTAGATTGTTTTATTATAGATTGTAATGATGCCATATTATGCACAAGGTTGAGGTTGTACTGAACCTACACATGCAATTTCACCACCAGGGAATATAGGGAATACTACCTCTGAACTTCCACCATTAACGGATGATATTCCAAACCATTCACTTGCACCATTCCATGTATCAGTTAAAGCAGAGTCTACATAGAATTTAGTTCCACAACTCCAATTGGTTGCTGGGAAGAATGTGGTATAAATTGGTATAGTACATGAATTTGTTGTACAATTAGCACCATTCCAACCATTACCTTCAGGTCTATCTGTGTAGTAGGTATATACAACTACGGTTGTTGTGCTGGTAGTTGGAACTTCAGTAGTTGTGCTCGTAGTTGGTTCAACGGTTGTAGTGCTAGTTGTTGGTTCTAACGTAGTTGAAGTGGTTGTAGGCTCCAATGTTGTTGTACTCGTTGTTGGCACTTCTGTTGTGGTACTCGTAGTAGGTTCTAAGGTGGTTGAAGTCGTAGTTGGTTCAACGGTTGTGGTACTCGTAGTTGGCTCCAATGTTGTTGTACTGGTAGTTGGTGATTCAGTTGTTGTTGAACTCGTTGTGGGTTCAATAGTTGTTGTGCTAGTTGTAGGTGCTTCTGTTGTAGAAGTTGTGCTACTTGTGGTAACTCCTTCAGTTGTTGTGCTGGTTGTAGGAGATTGAGTTGTACTGGTTGTACTTGTTGTACTTGGTTGTGCTAATAAAGGAAATAAACAACGATTTCTATCGTTATGTACCGTTAAGGTAAAAGTACTTACCCAACCTGCTAAACCGTTGTTAAAACGGTCCTCAAAGGGTTCATTTGAGATTATATCATTGATTTCAAATCCATCTACACTATTTGCTGTAAAAGATGTTAAATCATTTATGATTGCAAGTGTATTTGCATGAATATCAACCACATCATCTACACCATAGAATGGAATAGTTTGTGTATTAAATGTTGAATTTGATTCGTTGTTCTTATTCTTTATTTTATCAGCAATAATTAACTGAATTTCATATTCTGTTATTGTACCTTCAAAATCTGCACGAAGAACCGATACATTACCAACAGGATATTGTGGAAATTCTCTTGTATCAAAATCTTGTAATAAACCTTGAGTAACTACTTGAATAGAAGGGTGGTTATCCATAATCGTTTTGAAGTAATTCAAAACGTTATAGTATAACGTATAGTTTACACCCGAATTATGTATTATTGCTCCCATGTAATATTATAGTTGAATGCCACCAAAATATTGGTTAGTTTGGTCTGGATAAATTTGTGTTTGATTACCAACTGATTGTAAGTATTGTGGAATGTTGTTTGAATATGCTATCAGATAATTCTGTAATCTAAGTGCATAATAATCAGCATTCTCTTGAGCCTGTTGTTTCAAATAATCTATTTCAGTTTTAGTAGGAGCTGTTCCTTGTTCTGATTGTTGTTTAACTGCACCATTTGATTTAAATTGTACAGAAGAAAATGGAATATACTCTACACATGCATACCAAATTAAAGTTGGTTTGATATGGTCATCTAAAAGGTCTTGATAATAGGATGATAAAGAACTTACGGTACCAGCAATGATTTCTGCTTGTAGGTATTCATATAATACCGTACCTAATAAATTCTTTAAATACTTTACTTGTGCAGTTACCATGAAAGGTAACAATGCATCGGCATCGATTGCACCCTGTAATGGAGTATTCTTAATAATATCGTTTCTTGTTATAAAAAGTGCTGTTGCCATATTATATATTAATTAAATCTATTTTTAAAATGTCCTGAATTAGTACCATGGGTTCTGATGAATCTTAGTTCTTCATCATCACGATTAATGGTTTCCTCTTGGATATTCCCATCTTCTTCATCTGGTGTTGCCATTGAATCGTTCACCTCATCCTCAACTTGTGCAATTGTTTTATCAGTTTCTTCTGCAGTTTGAGAAAGAATTACTAATGGAGTTAATTGTTCAAAGTATAATCCTAAATCTTCTATTCCACCTTCGTTAAGTGCAGTATTAATAAAATTCAAAATTAAATTTTGGAATGGTTGTATCGTCATTGTTTGTAAAATAGAGAATGCTGTTTTCATCTCTTCTGATTGAGATGAAAACCCATTGTTTGCAGTTCTAATACCAAACAAAAGAGGTGAAGTAATTTTATGACCTACTAAGATTCTATCTTGTGCATATTCTGCAATGTATTGAAACTTCTCGTGTAGATTATCTATCTGAATTGGTGTTATAGTAGGTTGATTTTCTTTATCATCATTAAATGATACCATGAATCTACCACCATTGTTTGTACCAGTAAATTTAGCATACAATAAATCTTCTATTGTTTGTCTTTCTTCTGGTGCAGGAACTCCATTATTGAAATTAATCATCATAGTAGGCAAGAACCCATTAGTGATTGAATTTAAATGAAGGTTAGATAGTTCACCTTCTGCAATTGCAAACTGAAGAGCAGATACCCAATCAGGTAAAGAATAATAATATAAATTAGGTTGATAATCTTTAATATATAAGATTTCTCTTTTTTCATCAGATGTACCAAATGCTGGTAGTTTAATTTTATCTCTTAATTTTCTTTGGTCATTCCAATCTGTACAATAATAGTAATTTTGTATTCTTGTATTATCGTATAATTTCTCAGCACGAAGAGTTTGTACAGGAATATGGAACATCTTAATTATC